GGGGTAAGCCAACTGTCACCCTGGGTCGGTCCCAGTGGTTTAATCTGGAAGCTATCCTATATTCCACTGACATGTACTTGGCGCAAAAGCGCCGCGATCATACCCCTGCGCTCCGGCAGATTCTTGCCCGCTGGAGTAATAACCATATGGAGGTACCAAATGAAAGTATTGAAGTACGCTCTTGAGAACAAAAAATATAGCCTGGCTGCCCATGCCCTGGTTTACGGCTTGGTAAAGGCTAAGATCGAGGAAAATGGCAAAAAGAGGAAGAAGCATCCCTTGTCGAAGGCATCGATCAGGAGATCGCTTTCCTCCGGGTAAAGCTGAGGGAATTGGCTTTGCATGAGCCAGATAGGGTTGATCTTCATTTGGAAGCTGCCAACATTATCGCTCGTCTAGTCAGGACTCGCTATCAGATATCAAAGGAACAAAAGAAGTCGTTGAAGGAAGCCATCCATAAGGTTTTAACAGAGGTTGCCTTGCCCCTCGGCATAGGTATAGGAACAGGAATATCTAGGAGATGAAACTCAGACCATATCAACAGGAGGTAGTTAAAGCCGTTCTGGATAGCATCCAGAACAATAAAGGTCTTACTCTATCAGTGGAGATCGCCAGGCAGGGTGGCAAGAATGAGCTCTCAGCTCACCTCGAAGTGCTTCTTTTAACCATATATATGTCCATAGGTGGTAGCCTGGTCAAGTGCTCCCCGACCTTTAAGCCCCAGACGGTTATGATGGTATTTATCGCACGGAAATGGGGTATATTGTCTGTCTCGGAGCTACCAGGGCGGTTTTCCTTTCGGCCGAGGAACATGCTTCTGTTGTCGGACACACAGCCGATATTCTCCTCGAAATCGATGAGTCACAAGATGTCAGCAAGGAGAAGTATACTAAGGAGTTCCGCCCCATGGGCTCATCTACTAATGTTACTACCGTTCATTATGGTACAACTTGGGATGATACCACTCTCCTCGAAGAAGTAAAGCTCACCAACCTTGAGCTCGAGCGAAAGGATGGTGTTAAGCGCCATTTCCGCTATGACTGGCATGAAGTAGCTAAGCATAATCCGGATTATAAGCGATATGTAGAAGGTGAGAGAGCCAGGCTCGGTCAGGACCATCCTCTATTCCGAACTCAGTATCTTCTTCTGCCTATAAAAGGGGGAGGAGGATTCTTGACTCGCCAGCAGATCGTAGGTATGCAAGGCATGCATCCTAGGCTCCAAAGTCCTGCCAATGGAAAAGTCTATATCGCTGGCATCGACCTTGCTGGGGAGCGAGAGGAGACGAAAGAGCAAGCTCTCGCCGCTATCCAGCACAAGTTGGATTCTACAGTTATCACCATCGCAGAGGTCGATACTATTCAGCTTGCTAGCTCGACTCTGCTCGAACCATTACTCAAGGTTGTCGAGCATTATCAGTGGACAGGCACACCACATAGTCAGCTCTACTCTGCCATAGTAGAGATCCTCAGGAAATGGAAATGCCAGAAGGTACTTGTCGATGCAACAGGAATTGGACAGCCAGTTGCTAGTTTTCTTAGGAAAGAGCTCGGCAGCAGGATCATCCCTTTCATCTTCACACAGAAAACCAAGAGTGATATGGGATTCGAGTTATTATCCCTCGTTAACAGCGGTCGCCTCAGGCTCTATTATCAAGATGGTTCACACGAGTATCGTGAGCTGCTAACACAGCTCGAAAAAGCTCGTTCGCAATATCGACCCAACCAGACTATGAATTTTTATGTCGACCCCCAAGAAGGACACGATGATTTCCTTATCAGCCTGGCTCTGGTAGCTGAGGCAGCGAGAGATTCTGGTAGCTGAGGCAGCGAGAGATTTCAGTCCCAGGGCAGCCAAAGGAGGCGTGAGAGATGACTGATTTCAATCCATCACAGTTAGCCCGCATGGATTCCACTCGTTTATCAACTTATCGTACCAATCTTGATTTTTATCAGGGCTCTCAGTGGCCAACTACATCACGTCACCGCCAGCTCGTCTTCAATTACGCCAAAGTTTCTATTGATAAGGTTACAAGCTTCCTCATGCAGGGGCTTAATTTCGCTTGTTATCCCGTGGAAGTTACGGACGAGCTGAAGGCCAGTGCCCGCAGGGCCGAGCAGGTTCTCCGCCAAGTTTATGAGGATAATAATCTCCAGCAGCTTGATTATGAGACCGAGATCGATGCTGCCGTCCTGGGAGATGGCTGTTACAAGGTTATATGGGATACTTCTGAGAAGCGTATCCGTATTATCGCTCCCGATGTCTCAGGCATTTATGCCTGGTGGTTGGGCGATGATACTTCTAGGGTTTGGAGAGTAGCGTCGAGATATACTCTTACTCAGGACGAGGTTCAGCTTCTTTATGGCCGGGCTATAGATAAGAAGACTGCTACCATAACTGAAGTCTGGACGGATAAGACTTTCGATCTTTATCTGGATAGCGACCCCATGGAGTCCAAGCCCAATCCTTATGGTTTTATCCCCTTCGTTATTTTTCCCAACCTCCGTGATCCCAAGAAGTTCTGGGGTACCTCCGATATCCCGTCTCTTATTCAGCCACAGCGTGAGCTCAATCGCGCCCTTAGTCAGTTATCAAGGATTCTAGAGTTGTCGGGAAATCCTATTGCCGTCCTGGAGAATATTGCTTCGGCTGAGGACATTAAGGTCCAGCCCGGGGCATTGTGGACGATACCCGAGGACGCTAAGGCTTATCTCTTAGATTTGTTGCAAGGTGGAGGCGTTAGGCTGCATGTTGACTATATTGACCTTCTATACCGCTCTTTGCACGATATCTCGGAGACTCCCCGGGCCGCCTGGGGAGGCATAGAGAAAGAGCTGTCAGGAGCAGCTCTCCAGATAGAGCTGGGAAGTCTTATCCAGAAAGTTACCAGGAAGCGGACGATCAGGACCAACGCCTATTATCAGCGTAACGATATCATTCTTAAGCTAGCTGAGAAATATATGAACGAAAACTTCGAGCAAATAAATCACCGTGTAGTCTGGGGCCTGATATTGCCCGAAGATACGGCTCGTCAGGCTCAGAATGAGCAGTTACTCGTCCAGGCCGGAGTTCACAGCAGGAGGACGGCCATGGACGAAATGGGGATCCAGGACCCCGATGAGGAGTTTAACAGGTGGTTAGAGGAGAGGACGAAGATCCTGGAAATGAATCAGGAGTTCCGGGCACAGTCCACGCGTGGCGGAGCGAGAGAGAGAGCGACAGCCGCAGAAATGGAAGTGCCTGAGTAATAACTCAAATTAAGGAGAAATATGGCAGAAAACGAAAAAGAGGAAACTCAAGAAACACAAGAAACTCAGAACACCGCTCCAGAGCCCGAGGACCTGGAGGCTATCAAGGCTGAGCTTGAGGAGGAGAGGAAGGCCAAGGCCTCCGCTGAGGCTGCACTGGCCGAGAAGGAAAATCGCATTATTGAGCTCGAAGCTTCGCTAAGCGAAGCGAAGACGGCAAGCGAAGCGGTCGCCGCTGAGCTCTCCCAGGTGAAGGAAGCCAATGTTCAGGCTGTGTCTAAGTATCTCGATGTTGTCAGGTCCGCTAATCCCACCATTCCCCAGGATGTTATTGTCGGTGCCACCATCGAGGAGATAGACGCTTCGCTGGCCAAGGCCACCAACATCGCTGAGGCCGTCAAATCTAGTCTTGAAGCTCAGGCTAAGGAGACTAAGGTCCCGGCAGGGGCGCCACCCAGGACGGAGATCTCCGTTGAGGGGCTTTCTCCCAGGGAGAAGATCGCCGCTGGAATTCAGCAAAAAGGAGGAACTAGCTAAATATGAGTATATCTTTAACAGAAGCAAGCAAGCTTTCGACTGATATCCTGCTTAAGGGAATCATCGAGACTATCGTCAAGGACAGCCCCATTCTGGAGCAGCTGCCCTTTATTCAGATCGTGGGTAATAGTCTGAAGTATAACCGGGAAAAGACTTTGCCCACCGTGGCTTGGTACGACCCCGTTACCGATACCTGGACTACCTCAGAGCCCGAGTTCGAGCAGTGCTCGTCCAGCCTCTGCATTTTGGGCGGAGACGCCGACGTCGATAATTTTCTTAAGTCCACTCGCTCTAATATCCAGGACCTGGAGGCCGCTGTCATTGAGCAGAAGGCTAAGGCCTTAAGGAACGAGTTCGAGAACGTTTTCTTGAACGGCGACTCCGGCGTCAACGCCAAGCAGCCCGATGGCTTGTATAAGATTTTGAAGGGCACAGCCTGGGAGGTCGATACTTCTTATTCCCTGGGAGATGTTGTTGTTCCCAAGTCCGGCGGTGAGAATGGTTTCCGCTATGAGTGCACCACCGCTGGTACTTCCCACGCCACTACTGAGCCTACCTGGCCCACCACTGAGGGTGAGACTGTTAACGATAATACCGTCGTGTGGACTTGTCGGCTCGGTAATCATCTCGGTTCTGGCACCAATGGAGCCACTTTAACCCTCACCAAACTCGACCAGCTCATTGACCTGGTCCGCGGCGGCAAGCCCGACCTTCTCTTAATGAGCCGTCGTTCCCGACGCAAGATTCAGAATCTGGCCAGGGCAACTGGCTCCAATCTTCAGGTCGGCCAGGGCAAGCTCGGCGAGATGGTCGAGTATTACAACGGCATTCCCGTCGCCATCTCCGATTGGGTGAAGGATAATTATGTCGTGGGCAGTTCCACCGATTGTTCGGCCATCTTCGCCTTCCAGATTGGAGAGGGTGCTGTTTGTGGACTTTCCAGTCCCGAGATGATTCAGGTTGAGCGTCTCGGGTCCCTGGAGACTAAGGACGCAAGCAGGACCAGGGTTAAGTGGTATGTCTCCCTGGCCAGCTTCTCTATTGTCAAGGCCGCCATGCTGACAGGAGTGAGAGATTAATGATTACCAGGGCCCGCCGACGCTCTGGTATTCACTTTCTACCTCCTTTCAGGTTTAGAGGGGGAGGGGGTTATTCCCCCTTCCCCCGCCTTGAGAGAAGGCGCGGTTTAGCCCTTTATGTCAGCCTCATTTCAGGTGTAGGAGGGAGGGGGAAAGTCGATCTCCCTCCCTCCAGACAAGGAGGCTTAGATGAATCTGACTGAAATGAGAGCTCGTGTCCGGGAGGACCTCCAGGATACTGATAGTCAGAATTATCGCTGGTCCGATGATGAGGTCGATGGAGCCATCGAGAGAGTTGTCTTCGAGTACTCATTCCATGCTCCTATTGAGCAGCAGGATGATATCGCCACCACCAATGGTGAGACCGAGCTTGATATCTCCAGTCTCACAGGTCTACTCAAAATTGAGTCGGTCGAGTTTCCTATAGGCTACAAGCCTAAATACTTCCAGCGGACTGAGTACTGGGCCGGTCAGCTTTATATGGAGGATGAGGGCAATGGCAATGACGCCCGGGTAAGATGGCTTAAAAAGCATACTCTTATCGCCGAGTCCACTACCATCCCAACCGAGCATGAGGAAATTATAGTCCTCGGCGCGACAGGCTATTTAGCCATGTCAGCCTCAGTCTACACAGTTGATAGGGCCAGTATTGCTGGTAGGCACGCTACTATCAATTATAAGGCCTGGGGCAAGGAGCGTTTGGACCGCTATGCTAAGAAGCTCAAGGCCATTGCTCAATCTAACCGAGTAATTCAGAGGCAGCTCTATACTGAAGATGATTGAAGTGGGCATTTTAAAGAATTTCGATAGCGGTACTTATAAGGCCGGCGTCCAGCTCGTAGGTTCTCTAACGACTTACTTCGATAATGTTAACGTCGCCCGCAATATCGGTACAGGCGAGATGATAACTGGCCGTCATGTGATTCTGGCTGTCCCGGAAGGTAATCCCAGGGATGCTGTAGTTATAGCTGTATTTACTCCATAGGAGGAAATTATGAGCAAAGTAAAAGAAGCAGTATCAAAGGAAAAGACTAAAGAGGGGCTCCCTAAAGAAGCTTTCGCCATTGTTGGCGACCCGGATGATTCCGATACCTGGAAGCTTCCTCATCATACTAAGGCCATCTTTCGTTATCTCCAGGGAAGAATAGATCTGGAGAAGACGGTTGACTGGGACCGTATGCCGGCTGCCGTCGCTGCCCTCAGTCTTGGAGGATATCGGGGTGAGAGGGTCCAAGCATCAGCTGAGGATATTATCAGGGCAGCTCGTCATCTGGCTAGACATTATGAGAAGGCAGATAAGTCTATTCCCGATACTTTGGGCGCTCTTATATAGAAAGGCAGTTAATGAAGTCCTCATATATCTTAAGTGGTAAAAGTACAAACAGTGGCTTTCCTGGGCCTCTTAGGGCCTTTTTATCTAGGTAGGAGACATTTTTATGGAAAATAACAAAGCTAATCCAACTCTGGTGGAAGTCTTCTGCGATTTCTTCCGGGCTATCACTAGGCCGGCGGTTACTATCATCTTTGCTGCCGTCATCGCTCAGGTTGTCATCGATAAAATTGACGTTCCTCAATGGTTCTTGGGCTTGGCAAGCGCCTGTATTCTCTGGTGGTTCGGTGATAGGACGTTTCAGCATATAAAGGAGAAGAAGGAGCAGAGTTAATGGGTTTTCTCAAAGGAATCAGGTTGTCTGCTTTCCTTGATACCTATCAAGAATGGCACGCTCTGGTCGAGGGGTTCTGTGAGGTCCTCTGTCCCTGGCCGGCCAGGCATAAGCTTTCCCGTAAGTTATCGAATGATCTCAGGGGTGACCATCATTATTATGCTTTTGGCCGGGCCCTGGGAGTTATCGCCTGGATCATCATTGCTAGGATCATTCAAGTTGTATTTTTTAAATAAATAAGAAAGGAGGATAACGATGGCAGAAAT